CCTTTTCTATATCTTAAGCCATAATATTTTAACCCCGTTTGTTTATGTTTTAAAAAATATGTGAAAGGAATTGTCATTATGGAGTGTCCTGGTTAAAATATTATTTATCTCAACACTTGGTAAATTAACAAGAGGCCCTCATGGAAAGAATATCTCGCGCTGAAAAAAGAATCAATAAACAACTTAAGCGTCAAGAACAACAGAAACAAAGAAATAGCCTCGAACTAAAAAATATACAACCAAAAACTAAAAACCAGGAGTTAATTTTTAAAGAATTTATTAACGGTAAGAATCTTCTCGTTCACGGATTACCTGGTACTGGCAAATCATTCTTGTCATTGTATTTGGCTTTATCTGAAGTAGAAGACTATCGTGATTATCATAATGTAATGATCATTAGATCTGTTGTTCCTTCCAGAGATATGGGATTCCTTCCAGGTTCCATTGCTGAAAAATCTAAAATATATGAAGCACCCTATAAATCAATATGCGCCGAACTATACGGCCGAGGAGATGCTTACGAAATCCTAAAACAAAAAGGTATTATCAATTTTGAGACCTCATCCTTCCTTAGAGGTATGACATTAGATAATTCTATTATCATAGTTGATGAGTGTCAGAATATGACATACCAAGAGCTTTGCACAATCATTACAAGAGCTGGTAATAATACTAAAATAGTTTTCTGTGGTGATTATAGACAAACTGATTTAAAATGGGATGATGAGAAATCAGGTATTTTCCAATTCATGAAAATTCTTAATAGAATGACAAAATATTTTTCATGTATCGAAATGGAACAAGATGATATTGTAAGATCCGGTCTTGTTAAAGACTTTATTATAAAGAAGACACAAATTGAAAACAATTCCAGAGTCCCCATCCATGCTGCAGCGAGTTATAGCCCAGCGCAAGCACTTCACGCACCTCCCTCAAGAGATCCTTGAGAGTGAAACCCTTGAACAAGTAAATGACTATAAAATAGGAACTGCAGACCCCGGTAGGTATTATAAAACCCCTGCCGGGGCTCTCTATCCATCAGTGACAACCGTAACAGGATTAATGAGTCTTGATGCAATTAAAAAATGGCGAGCTATAGTTGGTAATGAAGAAGCAAATCGAATTAGCAGCAAAGCAGCAACTAGAGGTACACGCATACATCAACTCTGTGAAGACTATCTTAATAATGATGACATTGATGCCAGTAAATATAGCTTTAATGATGCCATTAATTTTGAACAGCTCAAGCCAGAGTTGGATAGAAACATTGACAACATCCGTCTACAAGAAAAAAGACTCTACTCCGACTACCTAAAGATGGCAGGTACAGTAGACTGTGTAGCTGAATGGAAAGGCAAGCTTGCTATCATTGATTTTAAAACAGCAAAGAAAGCAAAGAACAGAGAATATATTTTAAATTACTTTTGTCAAGCAGCAGCATATGCTATCATGTATGAAGAAAGATTTAATATTCCTGTTGGTAGAATAGTTATTCTTATTTCTGTTGATGATGAACCTCCTCAGATCTTTGAAGAATATAGAAACAATTTTGTAAAACCTTTAATGGATATTAGAGAACAATATAGAGTAAAATACGGTGTTTAATAGTTGCTTTTTACTTTATAATATAGTATAAATATAATGCTGATGTTGTTGACATCTAATGGAATAGGCATGCTGGACGGGGGTTCGAAACCCCCCACCTCCACCATGGATACACGAACATCCTGCGAGATCGTTGCTTTAGGGTAGGGTGACAAGAAATAGAACAGCAACTAATACTTGTTTTATTTGTGTATCTTTGATGGGGGTGAATTGGGATCGACGGGTGCAATAAAGATAAGATTGAGACTGAAGCAAAAAAAACTAAATGCAAAAACTGCATCTAACGACAATGTTCCTTATTCCGCAATGAAAGTTGCTGCTTAAGAATTGAGTCTGGGGTATGAGCTCCACCCTATTAAATAACGGGCTCACTACACTTTAAACACAAACACAACACATAGGAGACTAAAATGACAAAAACACCTTTTGAAATTAGATTTGATTTAATTCAGTATGCTCGTGGCCAATTAAGCGATACTTATTTTGCTGCCATGGAACGCATTAGAGAAACAACAGCAGAACATTCAGCTGAACGTACAGCTGCTATTAATGTACTATCTTACCCTACTAATGAACAAATTATGGCTTTAGCAAGTGAACTTAAAGAGTTCGTTGATAGCAAATAATTATTAAAATGGAGGGAGAAATCCCTCCATCCCTTAAGGAATAATAATGAAAATTACTAATGTAAAAAGCTCATCTGATTTCGTTAAAGAAATCGAAAGATTAGTTACAACTAAAAATATTGATTTTTTTGAAGCGGTAATGCATTATTGTGAAGTAAATAATGTTGAAGTTGAGACAGCAGCTGCTTTAATTAAACAAAGTACTGTTTTAAAATTAAAAATACAATATGAAGCTGAGACCCTTAATCTATTAAAGAGAACTCCAAGATTGCCAATATGACACCATTTGAGGCTTACAAATTATATAATGCAATCAGCATGCACTTTACTACCGAAAGCTATGACTACTTTAAGTATAACGGAAAAGTCAGAGCAGATGAGATTACATTTGAATCTCGAAAAGACAAGTACATGTTCTATAAACTTTCTAAACATCAAGACCCAATTACATTCCTTGTTGCTAATTTTGCTGAGGGTAAAAAAGTATGGGTTGGAGATTTGTTTGGGTTAGATAAGGATGTTGCCTACAATGAGTTTCTTAGAAGAAAACAATCCTTAACTTACATCTTTGAAAATGATATTGATAATCTATTAGAGAATTTTGATAAGAACTTTGAAGTGCCCGATGATGGTGATTATCCTCATCTCCTTAGACTTCTTACCAGAAAAAAGATAACCAAAGAATCATTTATTATTATTAATGACTGCGTGAGATTCTTTGGTTCCTGGAATAAGAAAATTACAGATCCAGTGCTATGGCCACAAATAGCATTGAATTGTAAGAAGTTATATCCTTTCCTTCAGTATGAAAAGGATAAATACTGTACAATACTTCGTAATAAATTTAGTTGAAGTATTATACATCGTAGACTACAATTAATATATCGTACACATCGTAACACAACGGAGAATACAATGACTACTAATTTTGATGCTCTTAAGCAGAATCGCAAGTCCAATTTCGATAAGCTAACCTCAGAACTTAACAAGCTTAATTCAGGTTCAGCCAACAATCAGGACAATCCAAACAATGATGATAGGTACTGGAAACCAGACGTTGACAAAGCAGGCAACGGTTATGCGATCATTCGTTTCCTTCCCGCTCCAATTGGAGAAGACGTTCCTTTCGTACGCATTTGGGACCATGGGTTTCAAGGTACTGGAGGTTGGTATATCGAAAAGAACCTCAACTCTCTTGGCAAGCCAGATCCAGTCTCGGAATACAACTCCAAGCTCTGGAACTCCGGTATTGAGTCTAATAAAGAGTTAGTTCGTAAGCAGAAGCGTCGTCTTTCTTACTTCTCAAACATCTATGTTGTTAAGGATCCTACTCGTCCTGATAACGAAGGTAAGGTGTTCTTGTATAAGTATGGCAAGAAGATCTTTGATAAGCTTAATGAAGCTATGCATCCTCAATTTGCTGATGAGAAGGCTATCAACCCATTTGATCTTTGGGATGGTGCTAACTTCAAGTTGAAGATTCGTCAGGTTGAAGGTTATCGTAACTATGACAAGTCTGAATTGGATTCAGCTGGTCCATTGTTAACTGATGATGATGCTATGGAAACCATCTGGAAGAGCGAACACTCTTTGCAGGAACTTCTCGATCCTAAGCACTTTAAATCTTATGATGAATTGAAGATGCGTTTGGAAAAGGCTATTGGTATTTCTACTGGTAATACTGGTGGATCACAGTCCAATTCAATGGATGAAGAAGATGAAGCTTTCCCTGTTCCTCAGAAGGCCACTCCCGCTAAGGAAGCACCTAAAGCATCTGCACCTTGGGATGATGATGCAGATGATGATCTCAGCTTCTTTAAGAAGTTAGCTGCTGATTAAGGACCAGCAAGGTCAAAGTTACCAAAGGTAGCTCTATCCATATGCGACATAACAGGAGCTGTGATGACAGCTCCTGAACTTGTTCTAGGGGTAGAAGGAGCACCACCACCACCTCCAGCAGCACCACCCACAGTAACGATGACTGGAGCAGGTGCAGCATTAGCATTAATAGCAGCATCAGTAGAACTTTGTGCAACAGTAGCGCCTGATTGATTTTGAGCTGGAGTAATGGCTCCCACACCTCCTTTATCTTCACCTGAAAAAGGATCTCCACCTGTAGTGTCTTTCGACACATCCATCCACATTTTAGCTAACTTTATGTTACCTTGCTTCAAAGCTGCAATTGCTTCTTTAGCATTACCAGGTGGTATGGTACCATCATTTTTACCAAGACGAATCTGTTCTAACAAATCTACTATGTTATCTGATGATGTGTCAAAAGCGCTAAGTGGTTGTGTTTCAGGTTGAGCTGTTGTAACCTCTCCACCTGCGTTTCTATCTGTAGCTACTTTAGCTAATTGTTCTTCACTTATACTACCAGCTTTCATAGCTATTTGAGCTTCTTTGAAAGACATGTGAGGTGCTGTTGGTTCTTGAGCAGGTGGCTCAGACGGTGTACCACCCATTGACGTTGGTAACCATTTCTTAGCCCAATCAGGTATTAATGAAGTTACCCAACCAGTAATGGCTTTACCCATATCAGTAAATGCACCTGAGATTCTATTACCAACACTTGCAAAATAATTAGTAACCATATCCTGAACTTTTTGGAAAGTATCAGTTATGGTAGTAACAATATCAAAATTTTTCCACCAAGTAGTTATATCATCAGAGAATCCAGTAAATAGAGCTACTGTATCATCTTTTAATTTACTAAACCAACCTATAATATTATCAGCTAATTTGAAAGTAGAATCTATCCAACTCTTGACAACATCGGTTGCATCATTAAATGCACCAACAATATCATCTTTTAAATCTACAAACCATTGAATAATATCATCCGCTATTTTAAATGCCGTATTTATCCATTTTTTAACGGTATTAACAGCATCATCAAAAGCACCAACTATATAATCTTTAGTATCTGTGAACCATTGAATAATATCATCATATATTTTAAATGATGCATCTATCCATTTCTTTACGGTATCCACAGTAGTATTAAAAGCGTCTTTTATAAACTGCCATGCATTGTGAACAAAATCAATATACATTTGTCCAATATCATGACTATCAAGCCAATCATTTAATGATTTCGCAGTGTCTGTAAATCCAATAGAATCTAATATAATGGCTACTAGTCTTCCTAGACCAGTTAAAAGAGTGCCACCAATTGATGCAATACCTTCAAGCAAAGCATCGAACCATTTACCTTGTGCCAAATCATCAAACAACTTAGTTAAATGACCAAACATTTTAGCCCAGTCAGCTGCTTTTAATGATGCTAAAACACCAACTAATAATAATAATGGTGCATTAATAAATTCTAAGAAACCCATTAAGCCTTCAAATACACTGCCTAGACTACCTAGTATACCACCGGTTTTTTTACCATCACCGCCAGCTTTACCACCTTCAACACCACCACCTTCTGGTGCAGCTGCTTTTACTTTTCGTCGATCAAATTTAGATAATCGAAATTGTGTACCAAGAGCATTAAGAATTTCTGATAATGTTTCATCAATATTTTTTACTATCCCTATAAGGCTACCTGGTCCACCACCAGTACGCCCACCACCTACTTGAGTATCTGGTTTACCAGCCTTGACTATTTTATTTAATCCCAAGGTAGATAGTGTAGACGATATAATAGCTTTAGGGCTAAAATTACCAACTGTTTGGCGTTTTATATCAGCACCAATAAGACTAGCCACATTTTTTACAGGGGATGCCGCAGCTGAGGCAACGCTCTTACCAAGCTTTTGAATAGTACTATCTAAGCTGCCTGGACCTTTGGCTTGTTGTCTATCTACCTGTTCACCACTACCATTTATTGTTCCACCTGAAGTGGGTGTCTTTATTTTTTTAGGTGCACCTGTTGCTGGTTTATTGGGGGCTGGAATATCTTCAATGCCAGCTAAGAAAGCACGTACAACTGAGGCACTGGCTGGTTTGCCCTTACTATCTACTATGTTGCCTTTTTCATCATAATAAAATTTCTCAGTACCAACTCGGCCAGCCACAACCTTCTTTTTATTATCAGCCATTACGCTTCTTGCTCTCTTCTTCTAACTGCTTTAAATAGTTAATAAGCAGTTCAACGAATAAATCTCTTTCATAAGGATACATATCGTACACTTCTGTTAGACTATATTTATGGTGTTGGACCAAAGTAAAGAGCGTGTTGTAATAAACCCCTATATTACTGTAGCCCGTCATTACGTAAAAAAATTACTTAGACCTTTTATCTTTACCTCCCTGACTTTACCCTCTTTATTTTTCAATTTAATCTCATGTTCAACAGAGGGCATAGTATCAAAAAAGGTTTTAATATTTTGCATGCTATCCATAGGAAGATTATTAATAAAATCTTCTAGTTCTTCGGATGTAAAATCTGTGTATACTGTTTCATTATCATATACTTTATCAATACATTTAAATAAAATCTGTAGGGTTGTCTTTTCATCTTCTGAAGATTCAATAACTTTAATTTCATTCAATGTTGGATAACGCATAGTAACACCAATATCATCATGAATATTAAAGCTAGATTTATGGTCTAAATTATAAACCACTTCTACATCATCAAGATTTAATTTAAATTTGATAACTTCACTGGTGTCAGGATCTTTATATTCAAGATCAATCAATTCACCAATAGACTTTGATCTTAATTTAATAAACAAATACTCAACATCAAAAGTAGTTAATTTATCAACTTCAATAGGTTCAATGACACAATTTTTAATAATCTGTTTAATGGCTGTTATGACATCATCAGTTGATTCAGATTGTTTAGCCATAAGAAGAAGCTTTTCTTCTTGAACAGTAAATGGTCTAATATTAACTTGTTTCTTTATTGAAGGGATAACAATAGTATATGTTGGGTGTTTAATTTTAGGTAGTGCCATATCAAAATGTCCTTATATTATATAAATGATAAAAGTGCCGCCAGTTGATTTGTTCTATTTCTAATAATAACAGGTGAGGTTACATTTAATAATTCTCTAATAAAAGCTACTTCATTATTGATACCATATTGCTGGTTCATTATAGTATTTTCTAGAGAATCGGTTATGTCATCCATAGTTCCTTCATCTAATGTGTCGGCAGTCCATGAAGTGTATGTAAAAGTAATTGGTAACTTGACAAGATGATCTGTTGCACCCCAATCTAATTGAACATCACCGACAATAATCGGATATGCTTCATTTAAAGTATAGGTGACAATATCAGATCCTGTATCATCAAAATGGACGATCTCAACTGTTCCATAATAATCTGATGGATATTGGAATGTATTATAAGAAAGACCTTGTGCTGTTGCATTAGGATTTGTTTGTTGATTGAAATTAAATATAGACTGCATCCAAGTATGAAAGTATTTTAATACTCTACCTTCTGCATCGTTAAAGAATGATAGATTAACATCCTGAAATATGACACCAATTGGTCTCTTCTGAACAATACCATATCCTGAAGGTTTAATTTCATCAGTCTGCCAGCCAATACCTGGTAGGCTAGCTGAATCACAATAGAAGCTGATTCTACTATTAGGATTAAATGGTGAAGATATATTAACAAGGAATTTAGAAGACTTAGAAAGTCCACCAACCGAATTAACTGCACCAAGAATTTCGTTTACATTAAAGGCCATTTATTGTTGCTCTCGAATCTTTGTATACAAAATTAGCACCTTTTTTAGCAAATCTTTGTAATGGTAGGAATAAAGCTATATCCCATTCATTAGCAGGTATTAATAAAAATCTACTTCTCACATGTGACGTCAAGTATTTTTTAATACAAGGTGTAAAATATTTATACTTGGCTGCTGAATTTAAAAAACTATAAGAAGCTCTTATTCTAGTTGTCTCATCATACTTTTCATTAGTAATAAGACCATATAGATTATCCATTAATCTAGCTCTATAGATTGGCGGAAGATAATGTAGATTCATACCAAGGAATCCATCATCAGAACTACTAAAAGGAAATATCAAAGGCCATCTATCATAATAAGGAAGCTCTTCTTTCATTTTAGGATCATAGTTAAACAGATACATAAATCCTGGCTTAACTTGATTTTTAGCATAGTGTTGATTCTGATTGATAAGGGATTCAATCTTTACATTTCTAACTTCAGAAGCTTTATCTCTAAACCAATCACGTGTTTCAAAAGAACCAGCATTGAACATGCCACTAACATTATTACTTGTTCTACCCTTAGAAAGGATATCAATAAAAATAGGCTTCGGTGGGTAATTGGCCGTACCTGGAGTGTTAGGCATTAAAATTTATCCAATCCTAGATCTTTTTCTGTCATGACTTTGAACTGCCACTTTCTATCCGCACAAAATTCAGTAGCTGCTTTCCATTTAGCCTGATTAATACCGTAAGTCATTACTTCGTTGATGTATCTTCTAGTAACTTTTTGTTGTCTTACAGGTTCTTTAGCTTGGACTGCTGGTTTAATTTCTATTATCATAGTATTTATTGTGCCCTCAGTAGTCATCATACGAACCCAAAAATCAGGGAAGTATCTGTGTATTTGATTATCCTTTGGACTTCTATAAGGAATAATTATTTCCTCTGAAGCCCATTGAAGAACCTTTGGATGACTATCAAGATGACGCATGAACCTCAATTCCCACAAACTTCTATAAGTGATATTGGTGGGATTGCCCTTGTATTTTTCAGGGTTCTTAGGGCTAAATTTACCTTTGTATGACATTTGTTTTCCACGTATAAATATATAAGTTATTTATAGGAGTAAAAATGGATACTTTCTACTTCCCAAAAGAAGAACCTAAATTCTATACAAGATTAGCATTGAGAAAATACAGCAGACCTAAACCTGGTTCTCCTGTTACTAACACTCTGCAATCTTCAATCAGATTTCCATTGCCTACTTCTTTACAAGACCAATATAATATTGATGTTACTGGTGTTAACATGGATCTATTAGGCAATTCACCAAAAGATCTATTAGGTGCTGGTAAATCTATTATGGAAGATTTTCAAAAAGAATCTGCTGGTGGTGGGTTCTCAACATCTAAAATATTAGACATCGCAACAAGTGCTGCTGCGTTGGCCCCTGGTGTATCTGATACAGGAGTTGGAAGATTGGCACAATCACAAGCTGGTGTGGTAAGAAACCCACACTTGACCACAATCTTTGAGGGTGTTAAGTTAAAGAACTTTCACTTTACTTGGAAAATATCACCACGTTCTCAAGATGAAGCTAACATGTTAAATAAATGTATTAATTACATTAAAGCTTATATGCATCCATTAATTGTTGGTGGTGGTTTTGCTCTTGAATACCCATATATTGCTACATTACAGTTTGTAGTTGGTGATAATAATACTCTTCCAAATATTAATGATTCATTTATTACGGACATAAGTATTAATAGTTCAGGTGGAGGAACTATAGCATTCTTCAATGACGGTAATCCTGTAGTCACAGAAATTTCAATTGGCTTCCAAGAAATTGATATTAGAACAAGATCAGATTTCTTAGGCAGTTCTGCTGGTACGAGTAACTAAAAATGGCTTTATTTAATTACTACCCTTATACCACATATAATAATATTAAAGCTATCAATTTGATGGTTGAATCTCAAGTCATACCTAATTCATTAAATGATTACAGAACTTTTTATAGTTACGTAATTAAAGATGGTGAAAGAGCAGATATGGTAGCCTATGAGCAGTATGGTGATTCAACATTGGATTGGGTCATATACATAATTAATGATATTGTTGATCCTTATAAAGATTGGCCTTTATCATATGATCAATTTATCGCCTATCTTGAGGCTAAGTATAATGTAGATGCTGCTAAGCTATCTTCTAATAATTACATTTCTTATTATTACTACACTGGAATTAATGGTATTGATGATCAGGCTACGATCAGTTCATATAATTATACCATAACACAGACAACATATGATATGATGAGTGCTGAAGAAAAGTCAGGGTGGACTCCTAAGACTATTTGGGATTATGAGTCTGATATAAATGAATCTAAACGTAATATTGTATTATTGAGACCTACTTATATTCCAACTTTGAAACAACAAATAAAAGATTTGTTTAATGTCTAATCTTAATCCATTAGAAATTAAAATTACTGATATTACTATTGAGAAATTTTCAGGGGCAGACAAAATGAGTCTGCTTCCTCAATTTGTTGAAGTATCCATATTTCAGTCTATATTTGAACCTAGCATTAAAGCTGAAATGCTTTTAAATGATCAAATCGGTTTATTTGTTAACTATCCCTTTACAGGTGAAGAAGTAATTACAGTATTATATACACAGGTCTCCAGCTCAGATGATTTTAGATCTAATGATAAGAAAATAAAATTTATCATTAGAGGTGTTCGTAATATTATCACTGGCGATAGAGCCAGATCATTGATGTATATTGTAGATCTAATTAGTCCATTTTATTTACAAAATGCCAGAAAGTATGTGTCTCAATCTTATAAAATGGAAATTGAAAAGGCTGCTCAATCTGTATATGATGAATATATTGCAGCTGATACAACTTCTAAATTCAATGTTATTAAATCATTTATTACTGAACCTACCATTAAAGTTAGAAGCTTAATTGTTCCTAATTTAAGACCCTTTAACGGTATTCAATGGTTAGCTAAACATGCTGTTGCACAAGACCCGGATCATTACACTTATCTCTTCTTCGAGGATAGTTTACAGTTTAATTTTGTAACGGCGCAAAAATTAATTCAAGATGCATGGGCTGTTAGATCTGATATTAGGGACAAGAAATATAAGTTCATTTCTGATAATGAAATTAGTAATAAATCACCGACCGGTGATCCAGATCAAGATCTAAGATTAATTACAAACATTGTAGTTAATAAAAGATTTTCTAGTATGGATAAGATCTTTGGTGGTTATTATCAAAATGAATTAATAGAAATTAGTATGCTTCAGAAGAGTTATAATAGCACTCCTACTGAATTAGATGCTAATAAAGTTGCTAAGTATGCTTTAGAACCACATCCATTAAATACACCAGAATATATAAGCTATGTTAAGAATGCTAACACCAACCAATCTGCTGAATATTCTAACCGCATTAGATATATTATAAACAATTATGAAGATTTTAGCAATGAAGATAGATCACAACCTTCCTATAGAGTAAAATTTGGACCATCAACCAAATATCTATACGCGGTAAATCAAATTGATCTGTCTATCACAGTTCCTGCTAATATGACATTAAGAGCAGGTCAAATTATTTGGTGTGATATTCCAGAAAATCATGGATTCAATATTGTTGATTTTGATATCTACCTTTCTGGATTCTTTATGATATCAGAAGTAAAGCAAGTTCTCTCTGCCGGCAACAGAGCTGCGACCTCATTAAGAATATACAAAGATGGTTATCTCAGTACATTGCTTGAAACATCTGAATATAACACATCAGCAACTAAACCTGCTGTAAGATCAGGTGGGGCATAATGATTAGAGACGATTTCTATGGTGATAATTTTAGATGGTTTACTGGTGTTGTTAAACAAGTAGGCGACGATAGATCCCGTGTACGAGTTAGAATATTTGGCATTCATCACATGGATGATAATGTTAAAATACCTGACGATGAACTACCATGGGCTTTAGTTCTTTACCCAACAACTGGCGGTCAAACATCTGGTGGTACAGCATCCCATGGTCTTGTTGAAGGAACATGGGTAGTTGGCTTCTTTGTTGATGGAGAAGATTCTCAACAACCAATAGTTCTAGGTGTTATTAATGGTGGTCAAAATTCTATGAATGCCACAACACCTGGTGTACAAAACAATACTATCATAGGTCCACCTGGTTCACAAAGTGCATCACCAACCATCGGACCTCAAGCTCCATCTTCATCCAAACCTTCACAACAACAATCTTCTGATGCCACATCTGATCCTAATATTCAATTATCAGGTAGCAGTGGTGCAGCCAAAGTTTATAATTATTTCTGGGAAAGATTAAAAACAGAAGGTGCTTTTTCTGGTGATTTAAAATGTATTGTTTCAGCTTTAGTTGGTAATTTTCAAGTTGAATCAGCATCTGATAATATCAATCCACAAGCTTTCAATGGAAATGATAAAGGTGAAATGTCTGTTGGCATTGCTCAATGGAGAGGTGGCAAATATGATAGAATTACGCCAATGTTAAATTTCTGTGGTGGTGGATCAGCATCAAAAGGCAATCTTCCACCTTTAGAAAAACAATTGGATTACATTTGGCATGAATTACATACAAGTGAAAAGACAGCTTATAATAAATTGATTACTTCTACTAATATTCAAGATGCTGTGGCTGGTATCATATATTATGAGAGAGATGATTCATACCAACAAACAACTAAAGGTGGTCCTTGGATAGTAAATAGAGATTCACCTTTTTATCAAAGAAAACTAACTAAAGCAAGAGCTGTTTTATCTTCGTTATCTTATACAGGAAATGCATCATGAACAAAGTGGGTGTTGACGCCTTTACGTATTGTAAAAATTTTAATTTTTCTTTTACTAAAACACTTAGAGGTGAGAATGTTGATTTGAGTAAATATGATTCATCTACCTTTATTATAGATGTTGATGGTATCATATATCAAGGTGCACATACCGATGGGTCAACTGCCACCGTCAGTATTGTTGGTGGAATAGATAGATTTGTTAATAGTAGAAATACCAATCCTGCTGTTAATTTCTATATAACAGAACCTCAAAAAGTTACCCTATATAAAATAATGAAAGCTTTATCACAATATGCTGATGATGCTCAAATACAATCCAGTGATAGTGATAAATTAGAACAATCATTGAATGCTTTATACTTTAACTATTGTGGATAACATATGTCAGTAGATCAATTTTCAGATAACCCAGAATTTGTTAAAAGTGTAACTAACGCTGTAGGTGATGGTGTTGGTAAAACTATAGCCCCTCAAAGTCTGGGTACTGGTAGTCCTGCACCTTACTATGAAGTATCTGTTAAAGATAAGCCTGGGATGGGTAGTTCTGGTTTGATAACTCATACTGGTCCGGGTGCAGGTACAATGGGTGGTTCTGGACAATCTACTGATATGCAAGGATTTGTTTCAGCCACTGGCAATAAAATTCTCATTGATAATACATTTGGTTCAGATACCATTACCATTCAACATCATTCAGGCGCTACTATTTTAATTGATGCTGATGGTTCTATTCATATGATATCTACCGGCAAAAAAGGTGTAGGTATGATATCACCAAAAGGTGATACAACCATATATGCTAAATCCCATATGATCCTTAAAGCAGATGGTAAGATTACTATTGAGACAGAGGGCGATTTAGATTTTAACGTTGGTGGTAATCTTGGTATTCATGTTGGTGGTGATTTTGTTACATCTGTAAGAGGTTCAGTTGATGAATCAGTGGATGGAAGTAAATCATTCGAAGTAGCTAAAGATATGAGCACCATGGTAGCAGGTGATAATAGAGTTACATCTGCAGGTAAGATGAGAATCCAATCATCAAAATCCTTTGCTATTGATGCTGCTGATAATATTGATATAAGAACAGATGCTAATTTCCAAGTTGATTCACAAGCTAATTCAACAATATTAGCTGTTGGCGCTATTGATATGGAATCAAAAGATAAATTTATTGTTAAATCCCAGGGTGACATGACACACCAATCAAAAGGTAATGTCACCTCTATGGCCGATGGTACTAATAAATTATCAGCTCAAGGGGCAACATCTATTCATTCGAATGCAACACTTGATTTACTTGGTGCTGCTTTAATTCAGATGAAGGGTGCTGCTACAGATATTCAAACAGGTGGTAGTTTAAATCCTGATAGCACTACTGATATTACAGCAGCTCCACTTGCACAATATGCACCTGCTAATACTATTATTGATAGCATAACATCTATTAGAATTGCTCCAGACTTTCCTAAAAATGCTAATAAGATGTCAGCAGAAGAATTTTCTTTATATAAAAATGAAGGCGGTACACCTAATCCTAAAGCAGAAGCTTATGCAGCTCCTAATAAAGGTGCAGGTGCTACATATGATGCTCAAGACTCTGGTATCACGGCTGAAGCAGCATCAGCTGGTATCTATGATAGACCTACCGGTTCAGTAACAGGTAATGGTGAAGCTGTTCAAAATCCATTGCCAATGCCATCTTCTGTATTAAACAAGAACGAAAAGATTTCTAGACATCTTACTATTGGTAGTATTATTGATGTTCATCTAGTTCCAGCTGATAGACAAAAAGAAGTATTAACAGCTGCTATGAATGTGGCTTGGAATATATTAGATCCATTGATTGAAAAGTTCTCTGGTCGTGTTTATATTTCAAGTTGGTATAGAGATGCTCCTCGCCAAAATCACGTTACAGGTGGTGCAGTAGATTTAAGATGCGTTAATAAACCCGATTATGCCTTTACAGCAGAAATGGCGGCTTACATTAGAGATAACTTACCATTCAATAGATTATTCTTAGAAAAGAATGATGAAGGTGGTATCCATTGCCATGTTCAATCAGCACAGCCTGGTCAAAAAGGTGGTGGTGAAGTATTTACATGTGCTGATCCAGGATGTCACCAAAAAGTTGACGGCCTACAACTTTCTTATGCCGTTGCGGCTCTTGAAGGTAGAAAGGTAAGTTAATGAGTACTCCTATTAATAGAGATACAGCAGCACTTATTCAAAGAGGTGTTATTAAACAACCTGGATTTTATGGAAATCAAGAATTAAAAGATTCTAATGATAATTTCAACAAAGCAGTTGATATTAGTGCAGGACAAGCAGGTGCTGCTGATGTATTAAAAAATACTGTTGCTCCTCCTAACTATACAAGACCTACAACTACTGGTACATCTTATATTCTAACAACATTGGAAAAACAAGCTATAACAAACAAAGCTAATGAAATGGCTGCTGTTGGTGTTGTGCCTTATGATGTATTAGAAAATTTCTTTTATATTCTAGCTACTATTTCCAATCAAGATGATTTAACATCTATTGGCAATACAGTTGGTGTTCCAGAGCTTAGCCAGCCTAGATACTTACAAAACATCAGAGATATAGTTCTTATTCCCAATATATCTAATGTAGGTTATCTAGCTAATGGTGTTGCTAGTGTTACTCATAGATATGCTAGTCAATATTCAGGTGTTCAACAAATAGATCAACCAAGTCAAAGTAGCATTGGTGATGTATTATCTGCTGCTAGTTTAGGTTTATCATTAGGAGTTATTGGTTCATCTATTATTGGTAGTGCCTATAACAATGATGGGTACGATGGTGCTTTATCTACTCGACCACCATTATCATCATCTGCTATAACAAATTCTGTTGGTAGCTATCAATCATTGGCTAATGGTACATTACCTGCATTGCAAATTGCTTCTTTAGTAAATCCTGCTGCTGGAGTTGGTGATTTAGCCACTCTTGCAGGTGGTGTTGCTATTGGTAGTTTACTTAGCCAATCACCATTAGGTGGTGCTCTAGGTTCATTTGGACCGTTAGGTGGTATTGTTGCTGGTCTATTACTTTCAAAGGCGGGCGGGGCAGCCATTGGTGGCTTAATGTCAGAGTTAATAACAGGTAAAAGAATAGATACGTCCAAGAGAGCTAATAACCCTATGCTCACTCCTCCTTCATATGCAGGTAAGAGTTTCTTTGGTGAAGGTCCAACAGCATTACCAGCTGTTGATCAGGTATTTTGTAAAAAAGTTGGTGCTTTTGGTTCTATGAGTGGAGGTAATGGTGTTGTTAGTTTTGGAATGCAAAACTACAATTCATTTGGTGGATCTTTGTCAGTGGCATCAGTTGTTGCTAAAATGGCTACAGGATCACCAGAAATACCTGATTCAAGTACTTTCTATGGTCAAAGTATTATCACTTTAATTTCTAACGTAAGCAATGTATTAAATGTTCAATCTGGTTCTTCTATTGAAATGAGAAGATCTGATAATGCTATTCCATTTATGTTAGGTATGAGTGCTGCTATGGCAGGGGAAACATTCTCTCCATTTGGTTCTAAATCTTTTACGGGTGGTTGGAAATTAGCTGCTTCAGCAGCTAATGATATACAGAAAGTCAACCCACAATTCATGCAAGTTGCTAAAACCGTATTATAAATAATTAAATGACAACTACACCAGTAATATTTTCAGACTTACCAGCTAATTTAGACGTGCATCCAGTCAGAGGTGATTTGGTGCTGCTAACTAATGATAATTCTGTAAAAAGATCTATAAGAAATTTACTTCTTACAGATCCATTTGAAAGATTCTTTAATCCGGTTATAGGATCTGGTATTAGACAAAGTCTCTTTGAGAATATGGGTAGAGACATTGAATTTATTATGAAAGAGAAAATTACTGAGACTATATTGAATTTTGAACCAAGAGCTAACCTCTTATCTGTAGATGTTAAAGGGTTACCTGATGACAATTCATATAGTGCTTCTATAACATTTTCTGTAAATAACAATTTGACACCTATCAATTTAAATCTAATCTTGAGAAGAATAAGATAATGGCTAACACAGGATTTCTAGATGTTTCTGAATTAAGTTTTGATGGTATCAAATCCAATCTTAAAACTTATTTGCAAAATCAAGCTGTATTTCAAGATTATGATTTTGAAGGTTCCAACCTAAGTGCTTTGTTGGATATCTTATCTTATAATACTTATTACAATGCTTATTATTTAAATATGATAGGTAGTGAAATGTTTCTGGACTCAGCTCAGATGAGAAGTTCAGTTATTTCACATGCTAAAGAATTAAATTATATTCCGAAATCAAGAACATCAGCTAAGGCTAAAGTTGTTTTTACTGTTAATACTGGTAATGATAGACCATCGTATGTTATCATCCCTGCAGGCTTTATTATTAAAACAACAGTAGACGGTGTTAATTTTGATTTTTCCACATCATCTGATCTAGTAATTAATTCTACAGGCACTAATCAATATTACAGTGACCCAGTTTACGTATATGAAGGTAAATTAGTAACTGAATATTTCAATGTTGATGGTGTCTCAAGATATGTTATAAGTTCTGAAAATGTTGATACTAATAGCCTTCAAGTAACAGTAATTAACTCATCAACTAATCCTGCTAATACTGTTTACAATCAAGCTTATAATCTTTATGGATTAAATGGGGACTCACCAGTATTCTTTGTTCAAGGTTACGGGGATAATCAATACGAAATAGTTTTCGGTGATAATATTTTTGGTAAAGGTTTAACTAATGGTAATATCGTTAAGGTAGATTATAGATCTACTAACGGAGTATTAGCCAATAAAGCTTCCTCATTCTCAGTTCCTAAAAAATTATTAGGTCTTTATTCAGTATCTGCCACAGTAACAACTGGTGGTATTGCTATTGAAGGATCTGAAAGAGAAAGTATTGATTCTGTTAAATTTAATGCACCTAGACATTATACAACACAAGATCGTGCTGTAACTAAAGATGATTTTATTAATTTAATCTTAGAGAATTTTCCTCAGATTCAAACTATTCAAGTATATGGTGGCGAAGAAGCAAATCCGCCACAATACGGATCTGTAATTATTAGTATGATTCCTTACGGACCTGCTACTATTGTCTCATCTGAAATCAAAAGTAATATCATTAATTTTTTAAAAACTAAAACCATCACAACTAAACCAATTATTGTAGATCCTGAATATCTATTTGTTGAAATAGTAACCAATGTATTCTACAATCCATCATTAACTCAAAAAAGTACTGCTGATCTCAAATCATTAGTTGTCGCTCAAATTGCTAATTATCAAACTCTGTATTTAAATAATTTTGGCGATGATCTACGCAAATCTAAAATTGTAGCTGCTATTGATTCTGCTGATCCGTCAATTGTAAGTAATCAAACATATCTAAGAGCTGAATATAGAATTACTCCTGTTACTGGAACACCACAAGTAGTAAGCTTTACGTTTGGCAATCCAATATACAGACCATTCTTGAGACCTTATGCTAATGGTGAAGAGGAAGCTGTTCACAGTACATATTTCTCTTATGTTCAAAACAATTCAGTTCTTAATGTTACGATGACTGATGATGGTATGGGTAATTTAAGATTATATTACATATCTACTCAAGGTATACCAGTTATTGTTGAACCAAATATTGGAACTATTGATTATTCAACAGGAACATTGAACTTCACATTAAATGCATTTGATTATGTTGATAGTATTGATATTTTAGCTACATTAAATAGTGATGATATCTTAGTGACTAGTAGCAAATATCTACTCATTGATTACGATAAGCTAAGTGTAACAATTGATGTGTTTAAACAATAATGTTTACAGAACTTAAAAATATTGCTCCATTCATTAGTAAGCAATTTCCAGCCTTCTATCAAGAAGAGGGTCCTAATTTTATACAATTTGTTCAAGCCTATTATGAATGGTTAGATCAACAAGGTCCTATCTATAAAACAAGAAATCTTTTTGAAACAAGAGATATTGATACTACTGGACAGGACTATATTAATTATTTTATAACAAAATATATGAGAGGTATACCTCAAAATATATTAGCTGATAAAAAATTATTAGAAAAGCATATCTTGGATATCTATAGAGCCAAAGGTTCAATAGAAGGATTAAAGTTACTTTTTAAATTACTTTATAATATGGAAATTAATGTCCATCTTCCTGATTCTGATGTATTGAAGGCATCAGATGGTAAATGGGTTAGAAGTCCATATATTGAAGTTGAAAGTAGAACATCCAATAAAACTTACGAAAAGAAACAAATATATGGCTCAACCTCTGGTGCTGTGGCCACTGTTGTCAATTATTCAAAAATTAATTTAGCTGATAAAACTTCTGATGTTTTTCATCTTTCTGATGTATCAAAAGGTCCTACAGGTGTCCCTTTTCAAATAGGTGAATATTTATTATACAATGGATTGGATATTAATCAAGCCACAAAGATTAAAGGTTCCGTAGTAAGTGCGAACGTTGTTGGGTCTTCCGAATATAATAATGGCGGTGATTTGCTCACTACCAATAGCACATCAGGTGACGGGCTTGCTTTTAATGTAAGTACAACGATTGATCCTAATTTTGCTAAAGGTTATATCACTTTTCAAATTATTGATGGCGGTTACGGGTTTACAACTAATTCTGTTGTGACAGTAGGGCCTGGTGGCAATTCCACAGGTCAAGGGGCTACCTTTAAAGTAAAACAAATAATTGACAATACATCTTTTACTTATAACACCAACCATATAGCACCTGAAAGTTCAAAATTATTAAGAGCTACAAGTTGGGGTGCCAATCTACAACAAGCAAATATTCAATCAGTTATTTCAAATGCATTAATTGATCAAAATATAACCATTGGTAGAATACTTCAATTGGGTTCAGTTGATCCGGGCGATCATAATTATAATGGTTCAGTAACCCCCAATGTTCTAGAACCAAGAATATATGGTTATGGCATACATGATGCTAATGGTAATATATGGGGTAACAATGCTGTAATTACAGGCACACTTTCATCCGGTATTGGTGTTATTAAAACTGTTGAATTGGTATCTTCAGGTTTAGGATTTAACATACCTGGTGAAAATGTCTTATTTACTAACCAAAACAATGTAGAATGTACTGCGGTATTATCTCTTAACCTTGGGGCGGTTGGTTATGAAGAAGGTGTTTGGACTGATTCTAGTGGATTTTTAAATTCAGATAAGTATATCACAGACAGTTATTATTATCAACAATATGCTTATGAGATACAAATTGAAAAATCTCTAGATAAATATATTGATGTCCTTAAACAAATTATGCATCCTGTAGGTAATAGAGTTTTTGGTCAACCTGTAATAACAGATAGTAATACTCTTATTCCTACTATAGATGTAGATACACTTAGTATAAAATATAGCAACGGTACTATAATAACACGGTAAATAATTTATGTCAGGTATATTTAATTCAAATATTAAAAGTAAAATAATCAATGATATAATTAAAGATGTTTCAAATCCATCTTCTAATTATTACATTGGTTTTGGTAAAACTTTAAGTTGGCCAGATGAAAATAATCCTGATCCTGCTAATTCAAGTATCAGTACTTCTTTTTATGATGTAAGTAAAAATTTACTTTTTGGTAAAAGATTATCTATGAGTGATTTTGCTTTTGTTACAACAAAACATCAATGGACATCTAGTACTGTTTATGCACAGTATGATGATACAGATGCTAACCTATATGATAAAGCTTTCTATGTGATTACTAGTGTCAATCAAGTATATAAGTGCTTGTTTAATAATTATGGGGCTCCTTCAACAGTTGAGCCACCTAGTTTTGCTACCTATAATAACAGAGATTTTGATACATCAGATGGTTATAAATGGAAGTACATGTATACTGTTGATGATCTACATGCTTCTAAATTTATAACTGATACTTATATTCCAATTTTACCTGAAAATCAAGTGACTGTGTATGCTGAAAGAGGCGCTATACATGTCGTTCCTATTAGCAATCAAGGTGTTAATTATACAACAGGTACCGGTTCTATTGATGAAGTAATAAATTCAACCAATTTTAAATTGGCTAATAGTGCTGCTACTGCTAATACTGGTGCTTATAATCAATCAACAATGTACATTTATGAAAATAGTGGAAAGGGTAACTATGCCACCGTTAGTAATTACGTAGTTAATTCTTCCGGCAAATATGTTTCCACATATACACCAATTGAGGGTGTTGATAGTACTTCACTGTTTGTTATCTCACCACAAGTTGTTATTACAGGTGATGGAACAGGTGCGGCTGCTTATTCTGTAGTTGATGCTAATACAGGTAATGTTGTCTCTATTAATATGATAACAAGAGGTATCAATTATACAACAGCTAATGTTAGTATTGTTGCCAATTCATATTTTGGTTCAGGTGCAACAGCTTATGCTATCATATCACCTAAAGATGGTCATGGTGCCAATTCCTTTACTGAATTAGGATGTAAAACTATTGGTATTTCAGCAACTACTTCTAGAAATGACAATTTTCCAAGTTGGGGTCAATACCGTCAAGTATCATTCCTTTACAATCCAACCGCGTCATCTAATGGTACTTTATTCCAAGATGCTTCATTTAACCAAATGACTAATTTTGGTATTCTTGTACCTCCAACCTCTCCTATGACTAAAGGTGAGACAGTTGTTGGTTTTAGTAGCGGGGCTGAGGCTACCGTGGCTTATATGAATACAACTAGTCTTTACGTAGTATATGATAGCGGTAATTTCCAACCATATGAAACTTTAACGTCTGTTGATACAGGAAAAACATGTATCATTTCCACAATAAATAATAAAGACTTAATACCATATTCTGCTGAATTATACTATTATAAGAATATTCAGGAAATTAGCAGAACAGGAATTAACTCTGAAGAAGTAAAATTATATTTTAATCTCTAAGGAATCCAAATGGCTGATCTACAAACCAATTTGAATGTTGCCCCATTTTTTGATGATTATAATGAGGACAAAGAATACTACAGAATTCTTTTCCGTCCAGCCACACCTGTGCAAGCTAGAGAATTAACACAACTTCAAACAATGATACAGAAACAAATCTCACGATTTGGTGATAGTATCTATAAAGATGGTTCTATTGTTGAAGGATGTAATTTTACTCAATATCCAAATTTACCACAAGTAAGATTTAAAGATAGTAATTCTGCTACATTAGATTTTAGTACTATTTGTATCAATAATACTCAAGCCACCATTACAAGTTTTTATTATACAGCTACTGATGGTCAAACTATTATTTCCGGTCTTGATAATAATCAGAATATATTATCTTATACTGGAAGTACAGATGTATATGTTAATGGTAGACTTTTAACAATCAATATTGATTATACTGCTTTAGATGGTTCAACAATTACTCTAAGTAATGCCCTTGTTGCGGGTGATATTGTTAGCGTTATTGCTTATGCAGGTTCAACATCATCCCATTTATCTCAATCTTACTTACTTGTATCAAATGCAACAGGATTGAGAGCTGCTGTATTCCAAGCAATTCAAGGTTCTGAAGCATCCGCAAATTATGGTAGTTTTAATACTAATAGATCTTATGTTCTTTATTTAAATTCTGGTAATAGTGCAGGTCAACAAGTATCTGTGTTTAGCTCAAATGCTGAACAGATTGATGTTTATAATTTTGGTCAAGATAAACAAGCCCCACTTTCACCTGGCAATTATGTTGGTAGTATTTTCACATTACAAGCTAACAGCTCAGTAAATACTATCAGTGTTGGATATGGTATTCACGTTGGTCAAGGTGTTATCTATCAAAAAGGATTCTTCCTAAAGACTGATCCAGGTAATTTTGTTATCAAAGAACATTCATCTAATGCTGCTGGCGTAAAAGTTGGATTTAGTACTGCCGAATATATTATTAAGCCATCAGAAGATCCATCATTATATGATAATTCAATTGGTAGCACAAACTATAGTGCACCCGGTGCTTATAGATTAAAATTAATTCCTTCTTTAGTATCATATGATACCACCAATACTGCTATTTCAGTTCCAACCGGGTTCTTGCCTGTTGTTGATTTTAGTGGTGGTACTGGTGCTCCAACTACTATTCAAACTGATCAATATAGTGTTCTAGGTGACATGATTGCTCAAAGAACTAAAGAAGAAGCTGGTGATTATATTGTTAAGCCTTTCCAAGTCAACGTTGAAGCATCAGGTAATCCAAATACATTTTTCTATACTGCATCACCCGGTATTGGTTACATTGATGGATATAGAGTAGAATATAAAACAGCAAGAAGAATTGAAGTAGCTAGAGGTGTTTCAACTCAAGATTTGATTGAAGAAAGAGCCACAGTTAATTTTGGCAATTACGTTTTAGTAAATGAAGTTGCTGGTATATTTGATATAGGTGGATTGCAAACATTGGGTATTTACGATACTCAACAAAATGTTCTTTCACAATCACCTTTTGCTCAAGGTCCAGCTGGTAATCAAATCGGAACTGCTGTTATAAGAGCATTTATGTTTGATAGTGGTACTAAGGGTACCACCAACGCTCAATACAGACTTTATATATCAAACATTACCATGAATTCTGGTCATAGTTTTGCTCAAGCAAGAAGCTTCTATGCTTTTGGTACATATGGCAGAGTATATGCAGATATTGTTCCAGTGAATGGTCAAATATCTGTTCAGGGTTCAAAAGGTAATTTAATATTTGATACAGGATTAAATGGTGTTAAAAGATTAACAAGTAATACAGGTGTTAATAATACTTCTTACATTTATAGAAGTACATTAAGTCCATCCAATCTTGTTAGAGTATCAAGTAACAATAGTACAGCCTCATTTACTATATCATCAGATCAGTTTAATTATGGTGTGGGTTATGTTGATGATGTTTCTTCTCAAAATATCAACGTGTTCTTTAACACAGATGTTGTTGCCAATTTAACATCATTCACAGGTACTGTTACAACTTCTAATTCAACAACAAGTACAATTACAGTTCCTAACGTCAGTGCTGCTTTTGATCAGATATTAAAAATTGGTAATAATCTTAAATTATCATTATCTCCTTACGAAGTTGCAGTAGCTAATGTCAATTCAGCCAATAGTATTATTGTAACACCTGCAGTTAGTGGTGGAATTTCAACATCTATTAATAGATTCTTTAAGCAAGGTAGTTTAATTGACTTTACTGGTAGTGGTAATACTATTCAATTTGTTTCAGTAGCAGGTAAAGTTACTCAAATGAATGTTTCATTGGCTCTTGGTCCAGATCCTGCAGGATCTTACAGTCTACGTGCTCAGGTTCCAATTGTTAGAACAGCTGCTACACCAATAAAAAAAGTAGTCTATAAAAACAATTATGTAAATATTAATTGCGCTAGCCATGCCGCTAATACAGTTGGTCCATGGACATTAGGCTTCCCTGATGTATATAATATAACAGGTGTATATGTTGGTGCTGGATTTGCTAATACTAATCCTAACAGAGTAGATTGGTTTGATTTTAATAATGGTCAAACAGATAATTACTATGGTCTATCACAGATTTCTATTAAACCTCAATATAGTTCAGGTTTAACATCTGCTTCAAGATTGACTGTTCAATTTGATTGTTTCTCACCAAATATTACATCATCACAAGCTACATTCTTCTCAGTTGATTCATATCCAATAGATGACGCTAACACTAATAATACTAATGCTATTGTTACTGCTCAAATACCATTGTATATTGATGGAACTGGAAACAAGTATGATTTGAGAAATTATATTGATGTAAGACCAGTTGTAACTAATACTGTTGTATTTGCGGTTAATGCTTCATCAGCTGCTATTAATCCATCCAATAGTAATCCGTTAACATTCTATCAACCAACAACACCAATTGTAATTGAACCTGATTCTAATTTTACTTACAATGTTGAATTTTATCTTCCTAGATATGATGCTCTATTAATTACAAAAGATGGAAGTTTAATTTCAAAATCAGGAACCCCAAGTTTTACTCCTAAGCAACCAACACTAAATAATTCAGGATTAAAAATTGCGGATATTCTTGTTCCACCATATCCATCACTAACATTTACAGAAGCAGAATAATATGGCCTATAATAGAAAAGACATTGCTGTACAAGTTGGTATTAATACCATCAAGGGTTACACCATGAAAGAAATTGGTGCCTTGGATGATAGAGTTAAAAAATTAGAATATTACACTGTTCTTAATGCTTTATCACTTGACACTAAAACTACATCTATTACCAATGATAATACTGGTCTAGAACGTTTTAAGAATGGTGTCTTTGCTGATCCATTCAATGATGATTCTATTATGAATACCCAGTCATCAGAGCTTAATATTGCTATTAGTGCTGTTAATGGTATTGCCAGACCTAATTATGATGAGAAATATAATAGCTTTGATATAGATCCAACAACAAGTAGTAATATCAAAGTAAGAGGAAGATTATTAACACTAGATTATACTAGTGTGGTATTTGGTGGTAATCCTCATGCTACAACTTATAGAAATTGTGCAGAAACATTCTATAGCTTTAAAGGTGCTTTACAAGTATATCCTAGTTATGATAATACCAATATTAATAATCAAGCAGCCCCTCAAACTATTGTTAATGATGCTGCTAAAGGATTCTCAGATGCGGCCAGTGCTGGTGCTTATAAAAATATTGATACCACACAAGGGGCACCATATGTTGCTGCTAAAAATGGAAGTACAACACAGTGGCAAGCTAATACAACTGTAACTGTTAAAGACGTCCAGGTTACCACACAAACAACAACTCAAAATGTTGGTGACTATGTTAAGGATGTTTCAGTCATGCCATACATGATTGGAAGACGTTTAGCTATATACGCCAGCCATATGAAACCAGATACCAGAATGTATCCATTCTTTGATAAGCAAGATGTTAGTAAATATTGTGTTCCTGCATCTATTGCTCCTGCTTTTGCCAATTCTGACGGTACATTAAATCAAGCAGCTTTTAATGCTTCAGCTTTCTCTAGTGATGCATCAGCATTCTTGGTTCAAAATGGTAATTTAGGGGATCCATTAAAATCTTCAAGTACAGGTAGTCTGTATATGTTATTCTTCTTACCTGCTAATACATTTAGAGCGGGTGAAAGAGTATTTACTTTAATTGATCAACCAGATATTACAGCAACATCAGCTATTTTAACTTCTGCTGAAGGTAATTATAACTCTTCATCATTATCAACTACTAAACAAAATCTTTCTTATTCAGTAATTGAACCTATATTTACACCAACTACTACCCAGACCACTGGTCAACCAGTAACATGGACAACAACTGATCCTCCTCCTGTCTTTATTAATACAGGTGGCGGTGGAGGTGGTGGTGATCAAGGTCAACACGACAATGGTGGTCAAGAAGGTCATGACAATGAAAATAACGATGGTGGTGATTCTGGTGGTGATTCTGGTGGTGGTGCATCATGTGGATGCGGTGGTGGCGGCGGCGGAGATTAATTCTACCGTTACATATTATATCATATTCAACAACAAAAAAGGTATTATTTAAATGAGTTCCATGCAAAGTATTAATCCAATTGCGCAGACCTTTAATGTGCAAGGTACACTTGCATCTGGTTTGCCTGGTGTATTTTTAACTCAAATTGGGGTTTATTTCCAATCAAAAAGTGCCACGCAAGGTGTATATTGTGCAGTTGTTGAAACCGTAAATGGTGTTCCTAATTCATCAAGTAGACTTGGTTCATGCTATATGCCTGTAAGCAAAGTAACAACAAGTCTTGATTCTTCATCAGAGACAATATTCCAATTTATGTATCCACTAATGCTTTCTGCTGATAAAACTTATGCCTTTATGATTCAACCTGAGGGCAGTACACCTGATTATGATGTTTGGGTTTCTGATGTTGGCGGTACTGATATTATAACCAAAGAAGCCATTACTCAGAAACCTTATGTTGGTACACTATACATTTCATCTAATGGAAATAGTTGGACTGCTATTCAAAGTCAAGATATTAAATTTAATCTTTATATTGCAAAATTTAATTCAACACAAGGTACAGTTGTTTTCAGAAATACTCCAACTGAATATATTACTCTTAACCTTTCATTGAATGGTGGTATTTACTTAGCTAACTCTGCCAATCCAATTAATCATGGTGATTTAGTTTATGCTGCTAATGCAACTAATTTATCTTCTATCTTGACTACCAATAATACTATCTATCCATATGGAACAGTTAAAGATATTGACCCAATTTCAGGTGTATTGTATATTGAAAATACTAATGGTAATTTTAGCAACACAGCGTATAAGAATTTAAGATTCTATAGAACACCAGATCCATCAAATACAGCTTATATCAATTCAACTTATCTAATTGGTAATGCAACAATTAGTACTATTGATGATCTGTATTATGAAGCTTTTGTTCCTAAATTTACAATGACTGAGCCATCAGGTACTTATACAAAAGCCAGTTATTACGGAACAAGTAATAATACCAATTCATCTGCTAAGGATACTGTTCCTGTTACACCTATCAATGAAACAATATATGAGTTCCATGATTCCCAAAGAGTTATTAGAAGTTATTCTAATGAGAAAAAACAAGGTACTTATGGAACACAAGGTACTTCTACTTATCAGCTTGATTTGATAACATCCAGCCCATATCAATCACCTGTTATTGATTTGGCTGCGAAGAATTTCAACTATATTCATAATAGAATTAATGATGCAGTTGATAATTTTGGTAATCCAATTGGTGAAAATACCAGATATGGTCAAGCCTTAACTAAGTATATCTCCCAGACAATCATTCTTGATACTCTATCAGAAGATTTCAAGGTTTGGGTTACAGGATATCGTCCAGTTGGAACTGACATTATTGTCTATGGTAAATTTTTAAATTCTAATGATGATAGTGATTTGTTTGATGTTAAAGAATGGTCAAGATTGTCTTTCTTAAATAATTGCAATAACATTTATAGTTCACCTAAAGATGGTTCAGACTATAAAGAATATAGCTATGGTTTAATTCAATCAGCTGCTCGTCCAACCTCAACTGATGTAACCAATGGTTTATTTGATTCAACCAATGTAGCTTATGGTGATTCAGTTGGCGATGTTGATAATAATATTGCTCCAGGAACACTTACATATTACGGCAATTCAAATGTTCTCCATAGAGGATTTACTACATTTGCTATTAAGATTGTTCTTCTATCTGAAAATAACGCTTTATATCCTAATATGAGAGATGTTCGTGGAACTGCCTTGATGATGTAATAAGAGATTGAAAATGAAAAGTGATAAATTTTTTACACCTAAAAATAATCCAGGTGCACTAATTAATAATGATTTAGAAGCTTTAGTAGCCTATAAAAAAAGAAGACAAATTGTATTAGAAAGTAAACAAAAATTGGATGTGATAGATAAACTTGAAGAGGGAGTTATTTCATCTGTTGATTCATTATCTGGTGAAATAAATACTCTAAAGGACGAATTCAATTCAATGAAGTCAGATTTAAACGATATTAAAAATCTACTTATAAAGGTATTAGAAAGTAAGTAAATGACAATAGCAGTAGCTAACGTAGTTCAATCCACAGATTCATTTGGGCAGTGGTTGGCCAAAACAAATCAATTAATTGATGTTGTTTCTAATTATGCTGTTACTGTTAATTCTAATACAGCAGTAGGTGACGCTTCTATAACAGGTTCATTTTCTGCTAGTTCATTTACCGTGCCAGATACTGGTTCTTATAGTATTGGAAATGGTTCTTCTAATTCAACCATTAATGCAATAGCTGTTACCTTTGCTTCCAGTCCAACAGTTAATACCATTATATCAACTTCTGGTATGATCATTAATGGTACTACGCTTTATACATCTCAATTAGTTGCCATGGGTAATACTACTATTACAGGTGGTAATGTTTCTTCTAATGTTGCTACATTTACAGATTCATTATCAGTAGGCAATTCAACATTAACATCAAACACATTATCAGTCAATAATGCTAATTTTACAATATTAGTAACTTCAGGTAGTGCAAGTATTGGTGATATTGAAGCTAATACATATTCTGATAGAAATGGACTACAGATATTTGCCGATCCATCAGGATATCAAGTTGTTAATAGTAGGATGACAGCCACTGATCTTTGGATTCAAACTATCCATGCAAATAATATTCAAATAACAGGATCTGCTAATACAGTGTTTCCTGGTAATACAGAATTTATGGGTTCTAATAATTACTTTGATAATGGGTTTACTGCTAATGGTGACGTATACTTCTTAGGTAATACTCACTTTAAGGGGCTTAATGATACATTTGGTGGTAGCTTAGTTACATTCAATGCCAATACATTATTCAATGGTGTTAATAATACATTTAATAATTTAACAGTATTAAACAACACTGCTGTTAATAACCTATCTGTTACAGGTATATTTAAAACACCGAAGATAATTATTGGTGGAACAAATAACATTACATTTCAACCACCAACACTCGCTGCTTCATATACCCTTACTATGCCTGAGAATACAGGATTAAATCAACAATATCTAGGTACAAACGGTAGCGGTAATCTTGGTTGGTATAATATTGCCGATACTATTAATGGACATGATATTGAAGTTAATAGTTTGGGTGCAGGTACTCCAGCATCTGGTGTTACGGGTGAAATTAGAGCTAGAGGTAATATTACTGCCTATTATTCATCAGATAGAACATTAAAAACAAATATTGAAAATATACCAGATGCCTTAAACAAGGTGATGGCTATTAATGGTGTTACATTTGATTGGACAGATGCTTACATTGAAGCTGCTGGTGGCTCTGATGATTATTTCTTACGCCAACGTGATGCAGGTGTTATTGCTCAAGAAATAGAAGCTGTATTACCAGAAGTAGTAGCCACTAGAGATGATGGAACAAAAGCTGTAAGATACGAAAAGATTGTAGCTTTGTTAATTGAAGCAATTAAAGATCTTAAAGCAGAAGTAGATAGTTTAAAAAATGGCCATTAAGCAAAACATAATTATAGATCAGGGTACTGATTTTATCTATAACATCTATCTAATTGATGGCAATTCAAATGTTGTTAATATATCAACTTATACAGCTAATTCAGAAGTAAGAAAATCATTTACTTCTAATACATATACTGCTTTCACAACATCCATTGATGGCAATAATGGTATTATTACATTGACAATGAATGCTGCTACAACAGCCACTTTAACTTATCCAAGATATTTGTATGATGTAGAATTGACGTCAAACAATAATATAATATCAAGAATCGTTGAAGGATATGTTAACGTCAATCCTAGTGTAACCCATTAAGACACTCTGAATACGTATGATCCTGTGTGGTCACATAATATACTAGTATCTGCAAACAATTTAAATCCTTTATTCTGAGCCATCTTTGCAAAGTAAAGATCTTCAGAGAAGGTATCACCATGATCTAATGCTGATTTGTATAAGAATTGTGGATATCCAATATCTACCATCACTTGCTTCTTAACTAGAACGCAACCGAATCCACAAGCCCCAATTTCAACCAGACCTTTACCTTTTATCTTTTCCCAAGGAATATGGGTGTAACCACCTCTTTCATTTCCTTCAAATAATTCAAGGGTTTGATGATCAGCATTTCTTTGCCTATAAACAGCGGATACTACATCTTTATCATGATCTAGAAGACGAACTAATGTATCTGTTGGAAATGATATATCATAATCAACAGCAAAGAGATAATCATAAGGTCCTTTAACAACCCAATCAGCAATTAAATTTCTTACCTGATCAACATTATATCCATAAAAGAATTGAAATACTGTTTCAAATCCATCGGGAACTATAAGATCGTAAATAGCTTTAAATGTGGTTGGTTCGATATTCTTAGCTGTTGGAATAGCTATCAGAATCTTTTTTTTTGGCATAATGTTCCTTGCTACTATCTCTTTTGTTTCAACAATCGTTACTTTAGGATCTACTTGTTTTGTAGTTGAATTTACATCAATTTTATTAATAAGTAACTTTTTGTCGCCAGCAATCTTATTTGCATTTTTATTTTGAATATCCCCGTTGACCTTATAGTCATTGAGTGGATTCTTATCATTATAAAGCATAACAATATCTTGAACAACCTTAATTTTATTAGGATCAGCTTGTTCTAATATGTTATAGAATGTGGCATTATCACCACCAGCCTTAAACCAATTACCATCAGCATCCTTAAATACTGAATCATCTTTGATATTCTGCATTAATTCATTACGGAATACTCTAAGATGTGGATAAGGCATTCCCCAATTAAATTTATAGTTACGATAATCCTTAGCATCTCTAATTGCCTTAGGATAAGGTTGTGCAATCAAAGGAATATTATCTACTTCAGACCAGCAACTACCATAAGCATAGTCGGTCTGACCATCTTTGAATAAGTTATTATAGAAATTAAAGATGTTAGGATTATTAACTAGAGCATCATCACCATCTAGTAGAATAACATTAGTATATCCACTAACATACTTTCTAATAGTTTTAATTTGATTAGCAACAGCCCCAATATTCTCTGTGTTCTTAATAAAGTTTATCTTGCCCCGATACTCTGGTGGTAAAGAATCAATATATTCTTGAACTAATTCAGTTGTTCCATCTGTACTACAATCATCAATCAAATACATGGTATAAGCATTATAATCCTGTGCTAATACTGATTCAATGCAACGGATGATATAGTCTTTAACATTATAAAATGGAGTTACAATAGCAAACAATTGTTCATTTGAAAGTTTATAAGTACCCCATTCAACAGGATTGCTAAAACGACGACCAAAGACTTTATGAACTCTATCATTAATGTAAGATACTTTACGGTATTCTTCAACTGGTAGATATTCTTTAAATTCATTAAAGAATAGTTGCTTCCATTGAAGTGCAATAGTATCCCAAGTATGGATGTCTTTAATAATATTGCAATAGTATTGTTTCTGTTGATGTAGATAAGTGTTGTTATAAGCCCCAATAACAGTAGATGCAAATCTACTGCATTGCAAATCGGTATCAATATCTCTAAACAAACTATTAGGTTCAATAGCATAGTTAATGAAGTAACAGGCTTGTTCTACAGCAGTCTCTTCAAGAGCACCAAAGCGTGTGGCAACAAGTGGTGTGTTATAGGTTAAGGATTCAAGAGTAGAGATACCAAAGGTCTCAGGAAAAGCGCCCGGAAACAAAAACATAGAAGCTTCAGAAAGAATTTTAGCAATTTCTTCTTGGCTTATAATACCTGTAAATTCAATGTTAAGATCTTTATACTTTTGATCTTTAG